ATCCCGGATGACTCCGAACGCTGTGCGTCGCTACATGGCTGACAACTGCGAGAAGACTGTCCACCAGCTTGCTTTTGAAACGGGCGTGAGCGAACGCACGATTTACCGCTACCTTAACTTTGTGCCAAAGAAGCGTGACAACGGGCAGATGTCTCTGTTCTAAGTTCATTCCTTTATCCATTCGCCGGTTCGTGCGTGGTGCAGGTAGTTTTCTGCTTTTTCTACATCGTCTTGCCAGTCTTCGCCCTGCTTTTTTCCGACACGGAGCAAGTATTTGATAGCGTTTCCGATGGCATAAGCGGACTTGCGGGGGATGTTTTCGCGGGTCACAACGTCTTCGATGATTTCAATCGTTTCGTGGATGGGTTCCATGTCGTAGTGTGTGCCGGCGGCTTTCTTGGTTTGTGTGGGCTTCATTTGGTGCCTCATTGTTAAGAGTTTTCGACGATGTGTTGAATCATCATGTTTTCGATAGTCTTGATGTCTTCGTCTTGCAGGAGCATGTAGGGGCGAGCGGGGATTTTTGAGCCGGGGTGGTTTACTTTCTTTCTGTAGATGGTCGCTCCGCCAACATTGAATTGGAGTGCTTTTCTGTTTTTAGCCATGATTGTATGTGCGGAAGTCGTGCCTCCGAACTGGTGGATGGCGGCGTATTTTTGCGGCCCGGTCATTATCGTGACTCCAGATTCATCGTCATCCACCTTATAGTGGATGCTTCTCTGTAGAGTTCCTGTGCCGATAAGTGTTTTGCCTTTTGTTTTATTCGATGGAGTCCACTTGTTGGGGCGACCACCTTCACGGAAGTTCCGCTTCACGCTCTTTACCACAAGATTTCCAACCGCCGCCAGGACGGGCTTAAGATGAACTCCTTTGTCATTCATCGCCTTGATGAGATGTTCAAATTCGCGGTCGTCTATGGTTGCATTTATGAAATCTGCCATGGGGTTGCATTTCCTTTGAAAAAGTGGTATATTATGGGGAGAGGTTTACATTATGAAGCTCATTAGCACAGATTTTTCAAATTTGGGGAAAAAGACCATATACGACTTCGGCGATGACGAAGCCATTGATGAGCTTTTGAAAGAACATAATTCTACCAGAGAAGAAATTACACGCGAATTTTTTGATGATGCCGAAAAAGGAGTTCGCTTTATTTGGTTAGGTGGTTTGGCGGAAACGATGATTGATCTAGACAAAAATGCGAAACAACTGTTTGACGCAGCATCAAAAGAATTGGATAAAATCAAAAAGAATAAGGTTGAAATGTTAAAAAAATACGGTCGTATTGTAGATTGACTCATTTTTTTACCTCAATTTTGATTTTATCGGTGACAAAACGCGTAATCTGAAGCGTTTCAAATTTGGCGTCAAAGCAAATTCAACACATTCAGTTACAATCTTTTGAGCGGCGGAAATATCCATTCCCTTCACATGCTTTGCTATATTCTTTGCAAGAAAATCTTTTTGCAAAATGTAGCCTTCATTAAACAAATCGGACTTGGCTTGTTTCAAAAATGATTTTTTATCTATTTTGAAAAAATCTATAACATCATCCAAACGAATCACAAAAGCATCGTAACCTGTATTATCTCTTGAATTGACAAATTTGTCATACGGAGCTTTTTTTGCTCCTATTTGTTCAAAGAAATTAGGCAAAGTCTTTCTTGCTACAAACTCGTTTGCCATTTCCATATAATCAACCGTTTTGCCATCCACTATATCAAAAGTCTTTATTTTATGCAACTTATGTCGATTATGAGTCATTTCGTGCCATAAAGTACATATAGCTTTACATTCTTTTTCAGATGGATTATTATGATTCCGAATTTTTTCAAAGCCGGAAACACATAATTTTTGGATTTTCTTATCTAAATAAATAGTTCCATTCCAAAATTCAGTGCTTCCGTTATATTGATTATCAACTCCACCGTACTTAAAATCACCATTCTGGAATATCTTTTCTTGGCCTAAAGTTTCCTTTGCCTTGTCAATTTTATTCCAAAACGAGGCAATGTCGTTGGCGTCATTAAACTTTTTAGGCATCTGAGAGTGCGGATGCGACAGTGTCCACTTGGCTTGAATCTTTTCTTTTTCAGTAGCAGTTCTATTTGCGTGACGTTCGTTTGATTGCTTGATTATTTCAACGCGTCGATTTTCCGCCTCTTGCTTTGCACCAGTCGATTGGCCGCCCTCTTCCTTCACGCTTTGCCGTTCCTCACGTGCCTTCTCTTCCTTAGCCGTCTTTCTCGTTTCCGGGTATTCCTTGAACAGCTTTTCCTCTTTCTCTTCGAGCTGTTCCTTGAGTCGCTGATTCTCGGCGTCGGCATCGCCTATGCTGTAGTCCCAATTCTCACCGATGTTGGTGGTGTCGTTTGCAGGTGTCGGGGCTTTTGTTTCCTTTTCAAGCCCTGCTTTCATTTCGTACTTGCTGATAAATTCCTTTTCGCACAAACAACCGAAGCCGTTAGGTGGGCTATGTTTTTCCCACCACGGGTCGTTTACAGGGAGCACCGTGCCGTTCCAAGCCTTGTGCTGTTCGCGGCTCGTGGGCATCATCATGCAGACATACTTTGCATGGGTGAATACTTCGGGCAGTTCCCTTGCCTGCCGCTCCTGAGCTGCCGCCGATGCGGTGAGCATGTTCGTCTGGTAGATGACCTTTGAACGCCACGCACCGTATTTTGGCTTTTGCATCTTTTCGTCAAAGCTTGGGTCTGATTCACGCCACTTGCTTGCAATCTTGTAGAAATTATCGCGGAAGTCTTGCAGGGAGTCGCCATTCGAAATGGCCTTGTCAACGGCGTTGCGGAAATCAAGCAGGATGTCGGCACGCATCGCACCGGCAACGGTGAACGCTCTCGTGTGCATCGCACCCTTGAGGCTGTTCCAGCGTTTTGTAGGAAGGTTGATTTTCTGCTTGAAATAATCAACGGCTTCCTTATACGCCCCTTGCTTGAAACCGAGTTCCTTAGCCATCGATAATGCCTGCTTTCTTGAGAATTGCGAAACGCCCTGCGAGGTCTGCGGCTATGAAAGCCTGTTCCATTTCGTTTTCAATCTTTTCCATGGGCATTTCGCCATAACAGCCCCCTAGCTTGTCGCGGACTTCTTCGAGGCTCTTCGCGTTCTCTACAAGTTCGCGGATGGGTGCGAGGAAATCCACCTTTTCGCATTCGTTTGCAAGGTGCTCGGTGAACGAGTTCACATTGTTGCGGAGCTCGTGGCTGGTGTTGCGGACTTTCGGCTTCTTTTCAGGGCCTTCCGCGAACATTGCGCCGCCTTGCTGCACTTCAGTCATCTCGAAATACTTTTCGTCGATACCGTAAACATCGGTGATGTACTGGGCGTTGAACTTCACTCCAAGCTGCGTGAGCTTCACGTCACGTTCGAGGCGAGCTTCCTGCAAGTCTTCCGGGAGGATGATGTTCATCCACGGGATTTCTTTTTCGTTCGGCCAGTTGATTTCGTAGATCCAGCGGATGAGCTGGTTGATGCTGGATTCTACCATTGCGGCATCGTCGAGGGCGAGGTCTGCGCGGACATCGTTGTGCACGGTAGCCATTGCTTGAGTGCCGCCCGAGCTCGTCTGTTCGGTAGTAAGAGTTTCGCCAAGCCAAGCCTTGGACATGGCCTTGTCTGCCCACGCTATGATTTCTGCGTGCGGGTTCGTGCCGCTCAGGCGAGTTTCCAGAAGTTCCACGGAGCCGGTCTGCGGGATGACAGCGACTGCGTCGCGGATAAGCCCTGCGAGCATTTTCAAGAACTGCTGTTGTTCGGCATCAGTTGCCGTTGGCGGCACCTTGCCGATGGCCTTTGGCATGCCGTACTTCTCAACAAAGAGCATCCAGAACTTGAGACCGCCTTTCTTGAACGCGAGAGGCCAGAAGCAGCGGGAGTAGGTGGCATTTCCGTATGGGTTCGCGGTTGTCGGGCGGTTGCGAGTGACGAGGAACTTGCGGGCGGGCATTTCTTGGCGGGTGCCGTCCTTCGTCTGCAAGAGGAGCTTGCTATCGTTATCGAACTTGAACCATTCCTGCTTGCGGTCCTTGATGGCTGTGGGCAATATGAGCACGCCCAAGTCGGTCGCGACTGCATCCCACACGATTTCATGCACTGCGTAGCCGAAGCCGATTGCTTCGAGCATCTGCGAAATCGTATTGCGGAGGTCGATGTTCCAGAGGTATTCCTCGACAAACTTTGCTTTGTTCTGGTCGCCCTTGCTCCCATCGATAGTCCATGCACGGCTCGTGATGGCGGCAAAGCGCTTGTTTTTTACAGCGTCAAGGTGAGCGTCTATCATTTCGCGATAGACCTTGATGTTGCCGCCCTGAGCCTTGAGGATTGTATCGGGGTTTGGCAAGTAGTCGAGCCCGGTGATATACTCGGCGACATTCCGGGTGGCGACTTCCTTTGCAAGCTGCAATTCGCGCTTGTTTTGGGTCTCGTTCTGGTTATTTTTGTTCTTTTTGCTCATGCAGTCCTCGGTCTGTTTCTAATCTCGTTGAATCGCCGTTCAAATTCGTTGAAAAATGATTTTTTAAAGTTCGTTGTCCACTTGCTAGGGTTTTCAGAAAAAAGGCTTAAAAGGGCCTTTCTGTGCGATTTTTTAAAAGCTGCTTAAATCCACGTTTTGCCCCTTGAATGGGTTTGCCGTTTGCACGAATATCGGACCCGCTTCGCTTGCGTTTTTCGCATGGTATGCAAGTGCGGCTCCCCAGAAGAAGTCGCCGTGGCCCTGCTCGGTGCTTGCAGCGTCGTAACGGACATTCCCGGCACTTGTGACAATCTTGCGTACTGCGTGGATGCTTTCGGCCTGTTCGTCCTCGATTTTGGTGTCAATGCCCGGGAACTTCGGGCACTTCTCGATGATGAGTTTCTGGTCTTCGAATGCTTGCAAAAGGTTGATGGCGAGGTCGGCCTTTACCGTGTTGGAGAAAAGAACGCCCTCGACCTTGACGCTTCCGAACTTTTCCTGTGCTCTTTCGGTGAACTGGTCGCCACATCCGGTGCGGTCAATACAGCCGCGGATAAGGTTCGGGAGTTTCAGGAACTTGTAGAGCTTCTGTTCGAGGTAGCTCCATTTCTTGTTTTGATAAGCTTCTACTGCACGGCAAATCAGGCGGTCGCCTATGTCTTCAAAAACGTAAATGACGTAAAGGTGACGGTGGCGGGCTACATCGCAACCGAGGTAGAGCGGACCTTTAGCCTTTTCAAGACCAAGGATACCTTGGCGTTCGCAGCTGTGAATGAGGTCGTAGCTGATCATGGCCTTGGATTCGTCCTGCGGATTACAGCAGTATTCCTCTTGCCATATCGCCTCGGTCAAGCATCCCTTGTGTTCCTGCTCCAGCCATTCTTCGCGTTCTTTCCTGGAGAGTTTCTTACCGCAGATGCGGTCGGCAACGCCTTCCTCTACTGCGAGCTGGATTGGCACGGTGTGCACGCTGTAGTCAAGTTCACCTTTTTTGCACTTCTCGATGAGCTTGTAGAAGAGCGAGTTTACGCCGTTGTGCGTGGAAAGAATGCGGATGGGATAGCCCCACATGGCGGCAGGCTTTGCTGCAGCCCACATCTTTTGGTCGTTCTCGTGGTGGGCGGCTTCATCCCACACGATTTTACCGCCTTTGGAGCGGAATGCCTTTGGATTGCTGGAGAGCACGTAGATTTTGGAGCCATTGTTGAACTCGATAATCTTGCTCTTGATTCCCTTGTCCTCGTCGGCAAATTCGCAGTCCTCGATGTCTTCGGAGTTGATTTCTGCGAGAGCCTTGGCGATGGCGTTGAGCTTCTGAATCCACGATTCGCAATAGTCGATGTATTCAGCTGCTGCGGTCATGTCAGCTGAACTGAAAAAGACCTTGAGCCCGGGCTGTTCGATGCAGTCTTGAACATCTTCGAAGCTTTGCACCCACGTGCCGCCGATACGGCGGGACTTCTCGAAAATCTTGACTTTCGACTTGTCGGCTAGCCACCGTTTTTGATACGGAAAAAAGAATTCGGTCAACGAGGCCATTACGCTACACCCAGTTCTTTCTTGATGGTGTCAAGCGCCTTCTTGGCGCGTTCTTCCGGGGAGAGGTCGGACTTGTTCTGCTTCGGGGCTACGGCCTCGTACTTGCGGGCGTGTTCTGCCGCGTCGATAATGCGCTGGAGCGCGGTGTAGCGTTCGGGGGCAACCTTCACGCCGTCGAGTTCGTCCTGCTTGATTTTGCGGACCATGACTTCGCCCAGTTCGAAGAGCGTTGCGTGGAAGTTGTTTTCGCTGCCGCTTATGGCTGCCCGGGCTTCATCCCAGTGTTCTTCTGCCTTCCATGTCTGTAATGTGCGGGTAGAAACGTTAATAGCCCGACTGATGTCTGTCAGGCTCATTTGATGGATGGTGTAGAGTTCCTTTGCGCGTGGCTTGAGTTCTGCCTTGCTCATTTAGTCCTCCCGTGATATTCCATGCAGCAAGCCCTGATAGCTTCCATGGCTTGTCTCTGCTCTTCGGTGTATTTCTGGAAAAGCGTTTCCCAGCGCGTGTTCTCGACCGCTTGCGACTTTTCCCATTTGGCGTTTTCGTTGGTGTAAAAAATGGCTAGCATGGCCGCAAAAATGACGCTGATTCCAAACTGCTTAAACGCTTCAATCCAAAAGTTCTTGTCCATATAGTTCCTCGCAACAAACTTACTTGTAAGCCCGTGACTTAGGGCATGCCACTGTCATTCCCTCTTTCGGTTTTTCGCTTGTAACTTTGAAGCCATGAAAGACAAGAAACTTTTGAAATCCGATGAACTCAAGGAACCGTGGGTCGAAGCGTTCAAGGTCGGCAAGGTCACTGACATGGCTGGCAAGGAACACGACTTCAGCGAAGCGGACCTTGAAGATTTGAACGAAGGTATCCACGAACAGCTCAAGGCCGGTTACCAGCCGCCGCTCGTCAAGGGTCACCCGAAAGTCGATGATCCGCGCGTAGGCTCCATTGTCGATTCCAAGGTGGAAGACAACGTGCTCAAGGTGAAGCTCGACGACGTGAGTAACGACTTTGCCGAAGAGGTGAAAAAAGGCGGCTTCAAGTACCTTTCAGCGTCCGTTTACAGCAACTTGAAAAAGGGACTTCGACACCTCGGAGCTTTGGGCGCTCACGCCCCTGCAATGAAGGGCATGGCCCCGCTCTGCTTTGGCGAGGGCATGTTTGCCGAAGCGGACAAGGGCGTGAACGAACAGGATGTGTGCATGTTCGCGGAATCGTTTGCATGGGACAGGCTTGTACCGGCATCAGTCTTTGAACGACTTGTATATCGCTTCAGTGCGCTTGGACGCATGTTCAGGAGCCAGCGCGAACAGCTGATTGAAAAGGAAGGCATCGAAGCTGCCGACAAGGTTTTCCCGGAATACGTGGTAAAAGATGTCGAGGATGCCGAAAGCATTCTCAAGGATGCCAAGGATTTCCCGAAGCAGACCCCGCCTGTTCAGGCTACGGCTGCGAAGGACGCACAGAGTTCCTTTGGCGATCATGACGAATCTACTGATCCTGCTCCGCTGGAGAACGGGGAGCAGGATCCTCAGCCTACAACGCCCCCTCACGACGAGCCGACCGCATCTATCCCGGAAGGCCATTCTAGCGAAGCGGCGCGGTTGAGCGAAGAGAACGCGGCTCTCAGGGCCGAAAACGACGCCCTTAAGGCTGACAAGCTTGCAGCAGAGCGTCTGCGTGCCGGGGCTGCGTTCTCCGAGACTTTGGACAAGGCTATTGCCGATGGCCGCTGCAATCAGGTGCTCAAGGATAACCTGATGAAGGTCTTTGGAGTATGCCAGGAAGTGCCGGTCGATGGCGAAGGCTGCTTTGGCGAAGGCGATGACCGCGTGAATATCGCGGATGTGCTTGCCAAGACGGTCGCAGCACTCCCGAAGATCGTGGATTTCGGTGAAGCTCCCGAAATGCGCGACACTCCGCAACTTGCTGCGGGCGAAGCTCTTGCCAGGTATAAGGCCGAACAGGAATCCAAGGGGCGTGTGCTTTCGTTTGCCGAGGCTGCGGAAGAATACGGTCGAATCAAGGTTTAACAAAACAAGGAGAATCCCATGAAGGGTAATGTCCTCAATTTCACCGCAGAAGCTGCGGTTCCCGCTTTCCGCTTTGCCAAGGCTGGCACCA